ACTAGTGCTATAGCTAAAATCTTGTATGTTGCTTTTATCAATCAAAAAATCCTCTAGCACCATATTTTCCATATCTTTCAAAAATAGAAAGCCAAAATCGTCATAAAGTACAAAGTTCTTACCAGTAGCAACAAGTGTGTCATCAAGTACACTTTCTAACATATCAAAAAGCGTTTTGTTATCAAATATTTGTGTTTGCACTGAAAAACCAGTGTTTTCGACACCACTTCCTAGTTTTAATGAAAAATTCTTACTTATTAATTGCAGCAATTCTGTAGCAGTACCGCCGAATATCATAGTATCTTTATTTTTTAGATACCTTAGCTGGTCATAAGCGACTATGTTAATCATACCGTCACCTACTCTTGATTTTTTAAAAACATAACCATAAAAATAAGGCGTGCCATTTACCTGCAAACTTATGGCATCGCCTTCGTGAAAGTCTAATTTGTCATCTTTTAACACTTTACATTGCAATTTTCCTGCGGTACTTCTTCTACTAAATTCTACTGTTACGCTCTCGCAAGCAATAGGTAACATAACATTGCCTTTGTGTTCAATAAGCAGTTCACGAGCATTCCTCGTTAACTTCCTAATGCCTTTTAACTCGTCATTTGCTTTTACAACGGGCTTATTGTCCTCACCATACACTATCTGTATCGATGTAATTTCTTTGTTATTGCTTTCTGAAGCATTTTCAGAACCACCAGAACCGCCGCCACTACCTGTATAACCTTCTCCTTGATACCGCAACAGTGCACAAACTTTAGTAGAATATGTATTTTTACCCACTTTACCAACACCATCACGGGGATTAGCGGCGTGAGTGATGCCGCCATATTGATTGACTATCATAACGTGAGTAATTTTATTTGCTCTTGATGTGGAATTATCTGTACAACAAAAAATGATGTCACCCGCTTGATATTTTTCAGTAATGTTAGAAGGGGAGGGCAGATTTTTACCAATTTTAGCATAACTATCCGGATAAACCAATTCAAAACCTTTTGCATAACATTCATTACTACTAATATCTACTTTACCACCTGTATCTTTATGTACCAGCTTCACCCCTGCAGCATCAAACGCCCTATATATCAAACTAGAACAATCAAAACTATTTTCGCCGTATCTGTTTGATTGGCTGTAACTCTTACCGATTTGCCTATCCACATAAGCAAGCACTTCATCAATAACACTCATACCCTCACCCTCCTTATTTTTTGAACTGTTTTTGTTGTGTTTTACAGTCCTCTGCCCATTGCTTTACAAATGCAACAATCATTGCTTTTTCTTGTCTGGGCAAATTTACAAATGTAGAGGGCAACATATGAAACTCTCTAAAACATAAATATGCAATAGTCGTTTCTGCGTCGCCCTCTTTCATTAGTTTTTTGCCTCGTCCACCATATCATCAAGTGTTTTACCATAGCCGTTAAATTCTTGTATAAAAAGCACAAATGACCAATATTCTCCGCTTGTAAGCATTTTTTTGAGCAAATCCTCTGCCCCTAAGGCATTATAATGGTCTTGCAATTGTGCATTTTGCAAATCTGGATATACTATACTTTCTACTGCCATTTTTGCATTAAACAAATTTTCGTCAAGTTCTTTTTCCATAGCACCATTTTTGCCTTTTTTCTTTATAGTACAGCTTTTTCTAATGGCTTCTTCTTTTTCTTCTGATATTGTTTTAATTTCCCATTCTACAGGCTTGCCATTTTCTACAAATCTATCACTCACTACTACCTTTTTGTTTTCTTTTTCTATTGGATTTAAAAATGCACTTAAATTCATATGTATTACTCCTTTCACATTCCTTCTAATTCGTTAAATTCTTCTGGCATATCCCAGCTTTCAAAAGTGAAATCAATTTCTTCTTCTAAATAGTTGTTGTTGTTGGCGTCCACTTTTGCTACAACGGTTTTGTTTAAATTACAGCCCTTTAATATTGTGGTTTGTCTGCCTGCGGCACTGGTAGGGTCGTCATTTGTCACTATCATATCAAAATACATATCTTTCCCTGTATCGGCAAAGTGTTTCATAGCTTTTCTGAATATTGAAGTATTGTAATGAAATGTAGCCGTACCGGTACCTTTTGCACCTACTGTTTTGTTTCCCTTCATTCTTTGCCCCAATATAGGCACTTCTACTTTTATTTTTTCAACGGTTGCTTCTACTTTTACAGCGGACATAAAATTGATACGTCTACCATCAATCAAAACATAACATTCTCCGCTACTACCTGCTATACTATCCTTTGCACGCATTGTATGAAAAGCCATATTTATTCTCCTTTCTATTAAAACCTTAACAACCTCTTTCTTTTTATCACTTTTGCTACGCAAAAGCCACCTAGCGGCGTCCGCCTATCTTGGCGGTGAGCCTTGAAAGAAAGAAACAAATAACTTTCAAAGCGAAACGTATGTTTCGCTAAAAAAATATAGAAAAACGCCAGTTTTTCTCAAAAAGTTTTTGTCAAGCTTTTTTCAAAAAGCTTGTAGGGTATTAGGGACAAAGTCCCTAATATCTCTATCTTACTATTACTGTCATATACAATTTTTCCATAGACTGTACTGGTGTGACATATGTTGTCACTTCAACGCTCTCTTTACTTTCTCCTTGTTTTACTACAATATCCTCTGCATTAAAATCAGTAATTGCTTCTATTCTTTGTAGCTTGTTGTAAAAATCTACAATATCATTCCAAAAAGCAATACGCCCAGCATAGTTATTTTGCACTTTTCCCAGATATTTACTATTGAATATACTAGCGATATCATTGCCTATCTGGTCAAGCACTCTAACCACTTGATTACTTTGGAAATATTGGTTTTTCTCTTTTGTGAGCGTCACAAGGCTGTTAATGTCTTTTAATATACAGACTTTATCGCCCACTTTGTGGAATATCAGCTTACCGTTTTCTACCGCCTGTTGTAACTGTCTTTGTGTGTAGTCAGTGTCGATGTCATACTCCCCATCGTATACTTTATTTGTCAAACTACTTTGCACGGCGCAACCAGCCACTGCCCCTGTAAGCCAATACACAAGTGAAAAGTCCCCAAATAAGTTATAATCCACATTCAACAACTTATTTTCAAGAGATATCACACCCTCATAATCAGCATTTTCTGCCCTGTATACCACTGTTTGAAATTTTACGCCGTGTTGCTCTCTCATTCTTTTTGTGAACGCAATAAACAAATCAACAATTTCTTTTTCTGGAGAATTACAGCCCAGTGCGTGAAAGCTGTATTTTTCTATTTTTTCTAAAAACTTCTGATAATTTTGGGGCGTTCTACCTTCCCCATCTGTACCACCTGTTAGTGGTATCCCTGCAGTAGCTTCTAACGTTACCTCTTTTTGAAATGTCACAAAATCATTGTTTTTCAATTCTTCCGCAGTCAAAACCGTCTGTCTATCTTGCTCTACATTATCCAAAAGCGTCCTAACAATAAAGCCGTTTTCTACATCGACATCATTTTCTATTATTATTGTAATATTATTTCCTCTTACACCACCGCACACCGCTGTTGCATAGGCATTTTGGGCTTTTTGGGCATTGCTATTGAGCCTATAGCCGTACATTTTTTTAGCATTTTTAAATAGTTCTCTAAACATCTGCATTTGTGGGTGTGTGTAGTCATAGCCAAATAGCTTTACTGAATTTTTGAAAAATGCTTCATTTGTGACTTCTATGACCTCATTTTCTTTCCCCCAATCTGCCACAAAAGGCATTGCCACAACGCCCCTATCAGACAATGTTGTAGAAGCATTTGCCGCCGATACAAAATTGATGTACGCACCGGGCAATATTTTATTTTGTACCGTGAATGTTCCTCCACCTAACGCCATAATTACTGCTCCTTTCTTGCTAATTAGTGAGTACATTTGACGCTTATGAGAGTTCGACCTAGCGTTGACGAAGTAACGCAGGAGCAACTCGAATGTCAAATGTACGAACGATTTTTCGCATTTATGCGAAAAAAATTACCTTAATCAATGTTTCATCGTTTTTTCTATTTCTTCCAATTCCTTCATACTATACAATTTATCCTTTTTCAGCTTTACAGCGAAAACATCTTTGTATTGTGCAAACCTCTTGCTTTTTAACACAACATCTTTTGTATACAATTTTTGTTTTTTGCTATTTTTTTGACTGTTTTCTTCTTGTTTTTTCATAAACATTCAACACCTCCATATATTCGTCTGGTTGTTTTCGTTTGAGCATATAGAAATCATAATCTACAAAAAAATGCAATACATTATCATGAATTTCCCCTTTTCTGTTTGTACCCCTCACAAGTGAACCATCGTCAAGTGCAATCAATTCCAATAGTCTATTTAATTTCGACTGTACTTCCCAACATTCTTGATTTCCTTTTTGTGGAAAATAAGAAATACAAAATGTATGTTCCGTCAAAAATCTTACATCAAGCCTATCGTGCTCTTTATGGCTAATGCACAAAACAAAAAAGCAAGGACTTTCAAATCCTTGCTCTAACTGTTCCGTAAAAATATCTGTTTGTGGAAATTGCTCTTTTATCGCTCTAGCGATTGCCATAGTCAACTGATTTACCACTACTGCAACGCCTCCATTATAAACGCATTTACTTTTTCTCTTATGATTTTATCTAAATTTCTTTGTAAATCTCTTTCTGTTATGGTTAGCATCAATTTTCCTTCTACCCAGCCCTTTTTTAGTCTTTTTCCTATTGCTTTTACATATCGACCTGGTTGTTGTCTGTGCCCAAACTCTACAAACTCCGCATATTTTAAGGGATTTATCACTTCAATTTTATATATATTACCCTCTTTTATAATATTGCTTACCCAATTATTTTTTAGTGCACCTGTTTGCCCGCCGGGTGTTTTTGCTATAACAGCCTTAACAAAATCTTGTGATATTTCTTGTGTAACTTGTATACAAAAATCATCTATTATATTTTGCAAATTTTGAAATTTATCTCTCAACGCCACCAATTCCGAAAAATCTACTTGTCCCCAATTTGCCATTAAGCATACCTCTTTTCTAGTTCTAATACAATCTCTTTGTGACTACCATACATCAAAGGCTTACCAGCACACAAAAATGTGTTCGTTTCTCCCTCTTGTGTCACAATGATTTTACAACCTTGTTTTACGTCAATATCGGGCGGTAAAAATAGTTTTATTTGCTGTAACACATCTGTTGTTTTGTCGGTCTGTTCGCTGTTTTTATCGCTTTTGTAGCTTAATCTACATTTAACATTTTCCGCTTTGATTGCTTCTATTGTATTGTTCGTTACTCCCTGTTGTTTTTCATAGTCAATAATAGTACAAACACCATCGTACAACTTTTCAATATGCTTTTTCACCAAATCAGAATACTTCATAGCATTTCCTCCAAATTGCTTTAATGTTTTTTGAGCATAAAAAAAGCACCTATTTAGTGAGTACAATTGACGTTTATGAAAGTTGCGACCTAGCGTTGACAAAGTAACGCAGGAGCAACTTGAATGTCAAATGTATGAACGGTTTTTCGCATTTATGCGAAAAAAAAACACCGCTTTCACTTTTCAAGTGCTTTACAAAACATACACTGTATGTTATAATATTCCCCGAAGGGAGCAGCCACCATTGTGCGGCTTGCCCTCACTTTACTGTGATAGAAAAAAACTACCTTAGCTGGTGAGAGCTATGATGGGTAGTTTTTTTATTGCTAAAAATCTGCTCTTATTTTTTCAAATAAGTAAGCAAGGCAATGATGACTAAACAAAAGGTCAAAAATAAATATATTTCCTCGAATGTCGTCATATTATCGCCCCCCTTCTTAGTAAAGGAGGACTTTAACCACCCGTTCATGACTGCTATGTCTAATATAGCACAGCTTTCGCCATATTTCAACATTTCATTATTAAAATTACCACTTTAATTTTCTATATCTATTTAGTTGTGCCGTATAGTCTTTCAAAAACTGCATACCACTATTTTCACTGATAGCACTAGCAGAAGCAAATGACACTGTCACATCACCTTCTGTAATGCTTTTTACATTTCCTTCGGCCTGTTCCTGTCCTAAACTTTCTGCTCTGTACAAATCTACTGCCATATTCAACATCACATTTTCAAGCCCTTTAGGCACTTGTTTTATATTGCAATAGTTGCACACCATATCACTTACTTTATCTATCACAAATAACAATATATTGTCTTTTTCCTCATTTTTTACCCCTAGTAGTAGTTTTAGTTTCTCCAATCTCTCCGCCTGTGTCAGCATTTTCCTCACCGCCCGTATGTGCTTTTAATGCTTCATTTTCTGCTTTTAACACTTCATTTTCAACTTTTAGTGCTTCATTTTCTGCTTTTAACGCTTCCTTTTCAACTTTTAGTGCTTCCTTTTCAACTTTTAGTGCTTCCTTTTCAACTTTTAGTGCTTCATTTTCAACTTTTAGTGCTTCATTTTCTGCTTTTAACGCTTCCTTTTCTTGTTTCAACACCTCTACAGTATCAGTAGTCGTTTTTCCTTCTATGGTATAGCCTTTTTCTTTAAATTCTTGTTCTCTTTTTGGGTCAATTTCTCTACAAATGCCATTTTTATACACTTTCATAGTATCGCACCTCCATTAAGTTGTTGATGTATGTAAATAAATTCCTTTTGCCTTGTTTTCGTACACAAAGGCATCGTGATACATTCTAAATTGAAATTTCCACATATCTTTATATTGGTTTTCATCTGGCGTAAACACTTTAGGCAATGTTAATTTCACTACTTGCAATATTGCTTCTGGATATATCAACATAAAATTGATATTTTTACCATTCTCAGATTTTTTATAACCCCAATCCTCGCTACCATCATTTAACATAATTTCGCTGTAGAAGCGTGTAGGTGGTACATATTTAATAGGAATACCGTTATAATTTGTCAACATTGTGCTTACAACGCTTTGACTTCCCCAACTTCTAGCAAAAGCATTATTCAATAGTGGCTGTAAGTCACTATTGATGTACAATATCCTTCCCGCAATAGGCACTTCATCAGCATTTAGTTGTCTTACTGCCTCGTCAATTTCTGCTATAATGGTATCTTTTGTCAATATTGCTGGCGTGGCTTTCTTAATACCATTTGCACTGGCATATTTTGCAAAACGAAAAGCGTCTACTTCTGGCACAACCCAATCTCTCATAAATTGCCCCGTAATAATGCCGAAAACATTTGCCATTTCTTCATTATCCATTCTGTCAATAGACAACTCTTTTCCTCTTTCTTCTGTCAATTTGAGCGTTTCCCAGTTTGCAGTAATGTCACCTTTTGGGTAGCCGTTTGTTCTAGAATAATCTCCTAAACCTGTTGTACTTGTTTTTAACACATTTACTTCATTTGTTCCTGTAAAATCAAGCTTTTTTCCTGCGTCCATACCCTGTGTCACAGACAAACTTTTGTAAATATCATCTAACACTGGTAAGAACTTTTTCGCAAATTCTAAGCTGTTCGCCATACTCAATTACCCCTTTCTGTACTCAATCCCGCCGCTTTTCTAGCACTTTGAGCAAATAAACTAAATATTCCACCTGTTTGATTGTCTTTTTGATTACTGTAATAACCGCTACCTACACCGCTGTCAATGCCTTCCCTATGTGTTTGTTCTATTTCAAACAAATACCCGTCAGACTTTTTCAAGCTGTCCAAATCCAAGCCATCAAGCGTACCATCATCTTTCAATGTGATATTTTCCATATCTAGCAAAGCCTTTATTGCTTTTGTATTTTTTCCTTTCGCTTTCAGTATCTCCATATCAATGGCACTATTTTTGCGACTGTTTTGATACTGTTTTTGTAGATTTTCGGTGTCAAGCTTGTATTTCTCCTGCAATGCTTCATACTCTTTTTGTAATTCCTTGTTGTCCTTCGCCCCTTCTTTTAATGCTTTGATGTCGGCATCTCTTTGAGCAATTTGCCCCTCTAAGCCCTTTTTTGCTTCTACAATACCATCATAGTCCACTTTAGCTACATACTCTTGTTTTAGCTTTTCGGCTATTTGTTTTTCTAGTTCTTGACTATCTTTCTCTTTCTCCAACAATTCTTTTATCCAGTTCATTTTTAAAATCTCCTTTCTAGTGATTACCTTAATATTTTTGAGCATAAAAAAAGAACAGTTTTATGACTTGTTCAGGTCAAATATTATCCAATTTTAACATTTCTCATATCGAACTCACGACTATAGCGTACAGCGTCAATGCTATGATTGTTTTTATCTGGAAAACAGCCTTTAAAATTACCGTTTGCGTCCTTTTCGAGTTCATACTCCAAAAATTCCCTAGCGGTGTTAGGGCATCTTTTAGGGTCGATTACGATTTCTTCCAAATCCTGCAACCACTTTATGCCATATTGCACACTATCAGGACCTTTTTTTGCTTTCAACACTCTTAAATCATAGCTATACATTTCTGCTATACTTTTTGGCTCTGCACTGTCACATATTACAACATCATTCCATCTATTCTCTTTTTTCACCAATTCCGCTGCCTTTCTATTGCTCAATTTCAGCATTTGAATTTCATAATAGATATACAAACGCCTTCTTGTTTTATCATAATGATTGACAGTATAGTGAAAAGGGTCAGCGGCATAGCCCCAGTCAATACCCCTAGCGATATGGTCAAAGTGACTGATTTCACTATCCGTAATTTCTCTAAGCGTTAAATTGGTAAAAACTTCACCGCCTGTACCTGTCACTTCCCCCATATACTCGTGTTGATATGCCATAGGTTTTACATTTTTGAGGTGTTCCGCCTCTATCAAAAACTGTTGTCCTAGCCATTCAGGCGGTACAGTCAAATACGTACTATGATGTACTAGTCTGTCATCTCTTTGCTTCAAAATTTCCTCATTTACCCAATTTGACTGACTTTGAGGCGGATTGTAAGAATAAAATACCACAAAATCGCTACCACCCCTCAACAACGACTGATTGATAGTACGAATTTCTTCCATACCACCAAACTCGTCAACTTCTTCATACCATATATATTTACAATAGCCTTTTCTGAATTTGGTAGATTTGATTTTTTTGGGCTTGTCAGCCCCTCTAAACACGATTTTATTTTCTCGTCCGTCAGCGATGTACTTCATCTCTAGAGGACTTAATTTGCTTACCCAATACCCCTCAACGCCTAACACCGACACCGCCCATTGCAACTGCTCGTAAACGCTACCTTGAAGCGTCTGTCCGACTTTTCTAAGCACAACAGCATTTGCTTGAGTGTCTTTCATAATGCCTAGTATGACCTCTAGCGATATAAAAGACGACTTTGTGCTACCCCTGCCACCTTTCAGCCAATAATGGGTATGTCGAAATTGTTTCAAATCGTTATGAATTTCATAAAATGATGGTGCTATAAGCTGTTTTAAACTAATCAAGTGCTATTGCCTTCTTCCACTGGTATATCGTCCACAATCTGTATCGTTGTTTCGCCTTGCAATTCTACTTTTTCCGTGAATAAAGCATATCTTTTCCCTATGAGTTCAGCAGCTTTGAGCCTGTCTTTTGCTGAAACATCTTTTTGCACCAAATCCTGTACGCCTTCCCCTGTCAACAAAGCGACTTGCTCTTTCTGCTCGCCCCTCATAACGGAAGTCAAATACTCTAGCACTTCCTGTGCATCGGCGATTTTCTCATTTTTCAGCTTTTGAAGCTGCTGCTCTATATACTTTTTAATGTCAACATTTGTCAACAATCTTTGTCCTATTGCTCTCGCTGTCTTTTTAGAATACCCCGCTCGAATAGCTGCTTGTGTAGCATTACAATCAACAAGGTATTCTTCACAAAAACGCTTTTGTTTTTCCTTCACAAGCATACCCCCTAAATAAAAAAGGAATAGCCATTTGACTATTCCCAATATTTCATATTACCATTATGTCATAAAATTACATTGAATTTCTATAGAAAATTTTGCTCAAAATCCTTTAATGCCTGCCCATGTAGCAAAACGACATATTGAAATGTATAAGCCATTTCACAAGCCACCATTTCCAATCTTTTATACTCCACATACCTTTTATAAAGCACTTGAATATATTTTGAATTATCCAAATTTTGTATTTGATTTATCATCTGGTGTTTTTTGTCAATAAATCTATCAATTTCGTCATTGATTTCATTTTCCATATCTATTATTTTTATTAAAATAGTTTCAAAATTTGCACCATTTTGCCTACTACTTTGTACTTTTTCTTTTGTATAGTCAATCGCTTTTATGTCCTGCAACTTTTTCAATTCGTACAATTCCTGCAATTTTTGATTGATTACAATATCCAATTTTTGTAATTGCTGTAAATACTCTTTTGCTTTCATAAATTCCGCCTCCTATTGTTTATCACAATACTGTATGATATACTATTACAAAAGCAAAAGTTTTTAGCGAAACGCATGTTTCGCTTTTAAAGTTTCGCTCAAGCCTTTTCAAAGGCTTGTAGGAGTTTGAGGGCTAGCCCTCAAGGTTTTGTCTTTCATATTTCACCTTTAAAGCCTGCAAAAGCCCTTCCTGTACATTTTCCTTTTTTTGTAGGCTTTGAAACACTCTTTGTTCGATACTGTTTTCTACTATCAAATGATGTATTATCACCGTTTTTTGCTGTCCCTGTCTGTGAAGTCTGGCATTTGCCTGTTGATACAATTCTAAACTCCAATTTAATCCAAACCATACTATAATATTACCGCCTTGTTGTAAATTTAGCCCGTGCCCTGCACTTTTTGGATGCACCAGAAGCAAAGGAATATTGCCATCATTCCAATTTTTTATATCATTTTCTCCCTCTAATTTCACGGCAAAAGGAAATTTTTTTATTATACTGTCACAATCAAACCTAAAATTATAAAAGCACAATATAGGTTGTCCGTTTGCGGTGTCAACGATTTCTTCCAATCTTTCCAATTTTTTACGATTTACCTCTACACGACCGCCATCTTGTGTATACACCGCACCATTACAATACTGCAATAGTTTGTTTGTCAATGCAGCCGCCGAATTTGCTGTAATTTCTTCATTTAAAAACTGCAAATAGCTATCTTTTTCGAACTTTTCATAGCGTTTACGCTCCAATTCCGAAAACTGCACCGCCTGCAACAAATCCATTCTTTGAGGCAAATCCAGCCAATCATTTGCCTGCATAGACATACAAATATCAGAAATTTGTTGTTTGATAGCATTTTCCGCACCTTTTTTTACAGTATAATTGAATATAGTCGTCGCATTTCTTTGATTGGGCATAAAATATTTTTCTCTGTAATACGTCAATGTTTTACCAAGTCTTTCTCCGCCATCAATCAAATAGAGTTGACTCCATAAATCCATAAAGCCATTTGGGGCAGGGGTTCCCGTAAGCCCGACCACCCTTTTAGACAACATAATATATTTTTTCAAAGCTTTAAATCGTTGTGATTTTGGCGATTTAAAACTAGAAAGTTCATCAATCACTGTCATATCAAAAAACCATTTTTTTCCTATTTGTTTCAAATATTGCACCAGCCACACAATATTTTCTCTGTTAATAATGTAAATATCACCTTTTTTACAAATAGCTTTTTCTCTTTGACTTTCTTTTCCTAATACCTTAACAATTTTGATATGTTTGAGGTGTTCCCATTTTTGGCATTCTCTGCTCCAAGTATCTTCTGCCACTCTCAGCGGTGCAATCACCAAAACTTTCTCTATTTCGAAATTCCAATACATAAGCTGGTCTATTGCCGTAAGTGTAATGACTGTTTTTCCCAGTCCCATATCCAAAAACAGCCCCACTCTAGGCGTATCTATCACTTTTTGTATTGCCATTTTCTGGTATTTATGAGGTATAAACTCCATATTTTAGTAACACCTCTTTTCCTTTTTGTTTGCTATCTATGACATAAACAGCAAACCCCAGCCCCCTCAATTTTTTATGTACGAAATTCTGCAATGCTCTTGCGGTTTTGCCTGTAGCCTTCATTTCTGCAAAAAACAATACTCCATTCGGTAGTAGCACCATTCTGTCGGGCAATCCCTTCATACTGGTAGAATTGACTTTCAAAGCCAATCCCCCCACCTTTTTGACCTCTCTTACAAAATACTCCTCAATCAATTTTTCTCTCATACTTTTCACCTCATCACCACATTGCATAATGCCCACAGTATAGCCGGTTTTGCTTTATTACTTTAAAATGACAAAAATGACAAAAATGATAAAAATTTTTACTATTCTTATATATATATATTTCTATATCATTATTTTACATTATTTTACATTTTTTATATATTTTTTTATTTTTTTTCTAATAACTAAAAAAATTGTCATTTTTATCATTAAATATCTGAAACCCTTGCTATTACTGGATTTAAACAATGACATTTTTTAAAAAAAATTATCATTTTTTTATCATTATTTTCATTTTTTATCATTGTCATTAGAGCAGTCGTTTTTTTATAATATATATCAATATATACTATATTCTACTAAAATATAAAACACCTATTTTATTTTTGTCATTGTCATTCCATTTTTGTCATTGTCATTTTTATGGATATCAACATTTATTTAAAAAAATGGTATTTCTTCCTCATTTTCCCATATGGTAAAAGCATATCCTTCATATATATAGCCTTCTTTATCTTTCCTTTTTGGTGTAAAGCCTTTTGCTGTCATTTCTTCAAAAAATGTCTTTTTCTTTACTCTTATTCTTTCATTTTTAGTACAATATTTATCATATTCTTTGAACATTTCGGAGCGTTTAATATTCATACCTTCTACTGGCAACAAGCAATCCAAAATGAATGCGTAAACGCTATCGCTTTCTTTGTGGATATTTTCTTTTACTTTTTTACTATTTTCACTCTCATAAACGTCATTATATTCCAACACTTTTTTAAGTTCTGCCACCGCCATACATATCCAAAAATCCACTTCTTTAGACATTTTTTCTTTTAAATGAATATCCTTTTTCACTGGTTTTTTATTCATTTCCACCACTCTCAAACGCCTTTTAAAGGCATCGGATTTATCATCGACATAAGGAAATCTATTGGCACTAAAAAGCATTTTGGCATAAGGTCTAAAACTAAAGCTATCTTTGCCTTTAAATTCTGCTTGTATGACATCACTACCTATAATCTTTTTTAATTCTGCATCATCTTCTATGGTGATTTTGGAAATATCCGCACAAGTATTACACAATTTGAACAATAATTGTGATGAAAAAAAGCGTTGCGTGAGTTTATCCATAGAAAGATTAGAAATATTTTGTTCTCCTATGACTTCGTGAAACATATCTATAAGCACACTTTTCCCATTTGCCCCTTCGCCCTTGAGCAACAAAAATATTTGATATACTGTACTATGTGTCATACAGATACCCATATACTGGAAAATAGTGTTAATATCTGGTATATTTAAAGAAGTTTTTAAAAACTGTTGAGAGTGCGGAAATTTATATAAATCCTGTTTGTAAATTTGTTTGAAATTATGAGGTATCTGGTTCATACTGTAATATTCCGGTTTGTGAGGTAACAGTTCCATTGTTTCAACATTCAGCATACCATTTTTAAAATTTATAAAACTACTAGGATATTGATTGACTTCGGTATCTCTTTTTTGCAGACAAGACTGCATCACAATCAAATTGTATATTCTATTGATAGTATGGGAATTTTGAAACTCTTTATAAATCAGACTTTGTATGATATTTTTGAGTAGTGTACCATCATTGTCAACACAATACACGCCATTTTCATACAAATATATCACGCCTCGTACAGAAATAATGTGTTCTGTCTGTATGATATACTCCATAATTTCCGCATCAAACACGCCCGTAATATTTCCTTTGGCATTAAATTTATGAAATCTATCTAAAAAATGGGGATTTTGTTCATTTTCCTGCCCATTTTGTTCATTTTCTTGCTGATTTTGTGTATTTTCACTCTCATTTTGGCACGGTTTTGATGGTGTTTCTACAGTATTTATGCCATTAAAATCTCTTGTTTGAGAGGGTTCAAAAGTATTATTACAATCATCTATTGCTTTTGTGATGGTCATATCACCGTATGTATTGATGCCGTGCATTTCATTCCATTTGTTACGCATCAAGCCACTTGTGCGGAATATTCTGTCCATCTGTTCGAAATCGCAAGCTGTCCAAAATGCCAACATATTACAAAGTGCAATATCCGCTTCCGATTGACTTTTATAATAGTTTTGCCAATTTCCTTCATACAAATCAAAAAATTTCACACCATTTTTACTTCTACAAGCCATATCAATTATTTTTTCGTCCTCCAAATAGCTTATGGCTTGTTGTTTTGGTATAGTTTGGGGCTTTTTTTCTGCAAAATATTTTTCACAAATGCTGTCAATTTCCTGCTGCCTTTCTCCTATTATTTTAAAATTTTTCAAAGCCCTTTCCGTTACTGTAAAATATCTACCCGTATCGTAAATCTCAAGTCCTAATTCACTATTTTTTCTCCCAGCACCGTTCAATTTGCCCTTACAAATGATATGTACGCCCGTGCCACTGGGGCTAATTTCGGTATAGCTTTGTACTGTGGTAATGACTTCACGTGATAAATCGCTAAACTTTTTGTCTTGTATACAGTGGTCAATGTCTATGCCCACATAAGGCGAGTTTGCGAACATAAAGCCCAAACCGCTTATGCTTTTGTCACGCTCCATTAGTGTTTTTGCTTGCTCATACGTCCCCCACGTACTACTATCGTTGCTTTTTGCATTTCCGCCCGTTTTTGGGTCAATGGGTATTTTGTTTCTATGGCATACCCAATTTGCTACTTTTTTCATATTCTGCAATATTACATACCTCCTTTTGTTCTTTTTATGAAAATAGCCCCACTCCGAAAAGCGGGGCGAAATCCATTAAAAAATACCATAATCGTCATTTGATTGTTTAAAACCTTTTGGTGTTTCTTCTTCAAAAAAATCAACGTCTTCATTGTCATCAATGTTGATGTCTGCGAAATCATCTTCCGCTCTACTTCTACCGCCGAGCAATTCTCCATCACGTGTTTTCATAATATTGTTCAGACCACACGCAATGCCTTTGTTTCCGTTGGTGTTAAAGGCATAGAAGTTTAGACTAACATAGCCGTAACAGCCCGAGTAAAACTCTGTTGTATCTATTATTTGCTGTTTTTTTCTGTCAATAACGCCAGGTGCAAATTTACAACTTGCATTTAAAAAATAACAATTTGTGAAGTTTTCGTCGTCCTCTCTTTCTTTGTCACCATCTCTCAAAGGCAATTTTAAATTGTTAGGAATTTTTCCACCGAACTTCACAATTCCTTCTTGTTTTGCTTCCTCAATGGCTTTCATCACTTTTCTAACAGCGTCTTTGTTGCTTTTGGGTATCAGCACGCAAGTAGAATATTTCACCTCGTCGCTGCCCTCCATTTTTTTAGGCTCCCACACATTCGCATAGCTAAATCTAACCTCACCGATAACTACTTTAATACTCATATTTTTTCCTCCTTCATATTATATGTAATTTATTTTTAGTATCAAAAAGTATCAACATTTATGTCCTTGAAATCACTTTCTGCACTGTTGTACAAAGGGCGTTTGTCCTCAAGCGTTGCGATAGTAGGATTTCCCCTTTTTATTAAAACAAATTCGCTTAGTACGCCATCAAAATCTGCCCCTAACACCTTTTTCATATCCGCAACACTTCTCAATTCTTTTTTGTATACAATATCTTCTGTATACCCTTTTTGCAAAAGCATAGCAGCAACTTCACTATCCGACACACTGTAACACCTGCTTTTTCTGCCCTCTACCAGTTTGTAGCCTGTAAATTCTTCTCCATTCAACATCTGTTTCAAAACATATTCTTTTACTTTTTTAGCATATTTTACCAAATCATCTACCTTGTACAATATTTCTGCTATTTCATCATTTGACAATATTTCTATTGCTTTGTTTTGGTATTGCTCAATACTGCCCACATATTCCGAAAATGTCTTACATTTCGGCAATGCCCTACAAAATCCTTCTGTACAATGTTTTCCTGCAACACACCTACCATTACCGTTATAGGCAATTTCTGCAATATCCTTGATACTTTCTCCCCATTGGCACAAATCGCTTTTAGACAGTTCAAATGTACTGATATTATCTATACGTGGTTGATATATTGTCATTACAATAGTATTGATGTCATATAGCCAGTCGTATGCCTCTAAAGCCCCTAAGCCGTACAACATCAACTGATAATTGTTTTGAGCCTCCACTTTCACGCCTTTGCCATATTTCAAGTCTATAATCTCCAAATAGCCACTTGTCACTATCACAACGTCAGAAGTACCGAAACCTTCTTTTGCATATTTTGAATAATCTACTTTTTTCTCTAGTTCTAATGTGACATAACTACATTTTTGTAGAGCATTGTGATACCTTTCTATCACAAAATCTTTGTAATTTTCTGTGTAATATTGCATTTCTTCATCTATTTCAAGTCCTTCTACCGCCTTGCAATATTCCACATAACTTATATCGTTTTGCTCTCTTTTTATTTTGAGTTCACCTAGCTTATGTGCTACAGTACCTTCTTTTGCGAACTCGTTTTCTTCATATGGTATGATACTTTCCATAGCTACTGAGCCTGTACAGTTTAGCCACTTTTTGGCACTAGAAGCCGATAGTACCGCATGTTCTGCCATCATACCAACTCCTCTAACTCTTTTAAAAATGCAGCATAATGCTTTTTGTCCATTTCTGGGAGCGTTTCTACACCATATTTTTTAATCAGTTCTTTCACTTTCTTAACGCCATTTTCAATCTGTTTTGCCTTTTCAAACGCTGCTTTTTGCATGTCTACCACATCATATTGTGGAGTTTGTTTTACTGTTTTTGCTTGTTTCTTTTCCACTTCTGGCTGCTTTTGCTCTTGCTTTGGTCGTTCTTTCTTCACTTCTGCTTGCTTTTGTTCTGGTTTTTGCATATCTGTTTGTGATACATAACCTATATCAGTAATTTGAAGTAATGCCTCCACGATTTCGCTTCTGTGTTTTTCAATATCATTTTCATTAAATTCTATTGTAATTTTCATTGCATTTTTCTCCTTTCTATGTTACTATAATACTGTAGTATACTTTATAGCCCCTTTCGGAAAGCCACTTCCTTTGGGGCATTTTTTACACCTTCCCTGCGATGCAGTAGCTTACTACCCCTGCCATTACCGCTAATATGTACTCCCCACCGTACGCTTGATAGCCACGTTGCTTATAGGCTGCTTGCTCCGCCCATATAAATACACTAACGCCTATCATAACCGCTATCATTACCTGTACTACCCTTCTCAACATTCCACTTCCTCGCTAATTTCTTTTTGTAATGTTTCATTTCTATGCGAAAGGCAACATCTGCCACAACGCACATTACTACCACAACCACCATAAAATATATCACATATTGGTACATATCTGCTCCTTTTCTTTTTTTACATAAATTAGATTTTTAATTGTTATGACATCTTTTTAATTCAATTTCACCTCTTTTGTCAACACTACTTGCCCATACTGAAAGCTTTCTATAGTGCCATTTCCTTTTTGTTTTACTGTAAAAACATATGGATACAACTTTTCCACTGTTGCGTCATATTTCTTTTTATATTCCTTTTGTGTCTGATTTCTATGTACTGCTTGATATATTGTGACATTTCTGCCTACCTGCAAGCCCATTTTTTCCGCTTGCCTTTTCAAATCTGTCATAACATTCCCCCTTATCACTCCTCATTTTGTATATTTTCCTGTCTTTCTTCTTGCATTTTTTCATACATATTTAAACTCGTTTTCAAAAAACTTGCTGTAAAATGTTTGAATTGTAATTCTTCATAATACTGTTTTACTTCTTCTTCTGTCATTTCTTTTGCTGTTTCACTTATTGCTCTAAGCTCACCAGCTGTTTTTTCATTTTCTTCTGCCCATTTTTTGTAACCCTCTTTTACAATTTCTCTTAATTCTTCCATAGTTGCCATATGTTACTATCTCCTTTTATTCTAAATTTTTTGTTACACCGCTTGGACACTATATATTGTGGTTATTAACTCATTACTCAAATAACCAATCATTCGTATCTGGTGAGAAAATACCACATCCAACTTGATGAAGTATAATATAATATGTCACACCATAACATTGTTTCATTGCCACTAATAATGCTTTTATAACTGTTATTTCTTCAAATATGTTATATTCATATTCATTTTCATACTCATTTCCATACTCATGTTTCAATATTGCTGTATTCAATCTATTTGTACGAATACGCAACATACCACCTAATCTTGATTGCAAAAATTCTTTCTTATCAAATTTTAATGTTGTCGGCTGATTTTCTCGCATTTCTTCACATTTCTCTAAAAACTTACCAATATTGTTATGGCAATCCATCTGATTATATTTGTATTCTATTGTGTCAACCATTTCTTCTAATGTAACAAGTTCATCTTTCCAATCTCTTTTAAAATCACGCTTTTCTATTACTACCGCTTGTCTGTCTACACTTTTTATCCATTTTAATGTTTTCAAATTTCTTTTGCTTATTGTGTTATCCTCTTGCAACACAATAACATTTGTCTGCCATCTGCCTTCTTCTTTATAAAATACTACTTTTACTTTCTTATTTTGAAGCACATCTAATTGCTTTTCCACTAATTCCTTTAAGCTTACATTCAAACTTAATTCTCTTAAATTTTCCATAATATTATCTCCTTTTACTCTTAAATTTTTTATTACACCGCTTGGACACTTATTTCATACTACTTTACAACCTATTTTTAAATATTCTCCCACATATCTAAAAATTTTGATGATACCACAACCACCTTGCAATTATCCTTCTAGCAATTCTGCTAAACTAACATTTAACTTTTTTGCAACTTTTATCAATTCTTTTATTCTAAATTCTTCTGGTTTTTCCAATCTACTATACATACATTTAAAAGAAATCCCCGCTGCAACAGCTAATTCTTTTGTTTTAACATTTTCTAATGCTTTATATTTCATAATATTACCTTTTATTATGCGTGTTTCCTTGTTGACGTGAAACTTTACCTTTGCCATACTTTCACCTTCTTGCTACTTACTTTTACTGCACCGCTTGGACACTGTAACTACTTGTGGTTGTTACTATTTATTCTTTTTCTTCTTCGAAAAATTCCCTCTTACACAATCTTGGCGAACATAACACCGTTTAGTGTTCGCCTATCCTCTTTTTTTAGACTGATTTCTATATTGTTACTAATTGTACAATATGGTTTGCCATTTTTTCTTCCAAATTTTATAGTACCTATGGTTTTTTTCTCCTCTTTATAAGGTGTATCAGTGTCAACTTGTAAAAACTTATTTCCCTTGTAATCCTCAACGATTTTTATGTCTTTTGCTTTCATTTCCACATCTCCTAACCTACTATATTTCGTGTTGCACCGTTGGGACATTGTTACTTTATTTTTCTGCTATAATTTGACATTCCTTTTCTATCAGTTCATCTACTGTACAATCCAATGCTTTTGCAATTAGATAACCTGTTTTTAAAGGTAGAGGTTTTAACCCTTTCTCAATATAACCTATCATAGCTGCTGAAACATTTGCTTTTTGTCCGAGTTTTTCTTGGCTCATTTTTTTAGCAACTCTTAGCAATCTGATATTCTCACCAACTTTTTCATTGTTAATCATTTTTTCACCACCATTCCCGTTTTTGTTTCTTTTTTCTTTTCTTTGTGATATAATTAAGTTAAATTTCTCAACTTGGTTGATTTTTCTAACTTGGTTATAGTATATACAGAATTTTTCTGTATGTCAATACATTTTTCAGAATTTTTCTGTAAATGTTATTTTTACTAAATTAAATAGGGGGTTTTATTATGACAATTGTGCAAAATATTCTAAAAATTGCTAAAGAAAATAAAATAAACAATCAAAAATTATGCGAAATTCTGAATTCTAACCCTAATAAAATATATGACTGGAAAGTTGGTAAATCTAAACCATCAACAGATGAATTATGTATCCTTGCTGACTATTTTAACGTTTCTGCTGACTATTTACTTGGACGTACTAATGAACAAACGAATAATTGCTATTCAAATAATATTAGTGACAATAGCTTTAATAATTTTATGCAAGGCAATATTATAAAAGGGGATACTTCTATTTCTGTTCCTTCATCTACTAATAAAAGTACACAACTATCAAAAGAAGAAACCGAAATACTAAATATATACCGCTCCTTGAATATTCGTGACAAATCAACATTTTTAAATTTTATTTTGGATATAGGAAAAGAAAAAAGTATTTGAAGGGAGTTTTGACAACATGGGAAGAAGGAAAAAGCAACAAAATAATGGGTATGTTGTAGGCTTTATTACAGCTATTATAACTATTTTTATTATGCTTTTTATTTTGGGTTGTGTTATAGGAGTAATTTTTTGGTTAACAGAACAAAAAACATTACTTCACTTTATTTTATTTGCTGCATTTGTTATAGCATTAGTTATTTTTGGATATAAGTTGTTTTTTAAAAAGAAACTATCAAATAGTAATGTGCATAATATAGAAGAATATGGTTTATATAATCCTACTTTTGATTTTGCAAATGCACTAGGCTATAAAGAGGCTTTATTAGAAATACGTCAAAAGCAAAAAAATATGATAAAAGAAAAAAAAGCAGTAACTGGTAATATAAATTGGGTAGTAGATGGCAGTGCTAAAACAGGCGGAAAATTAGTTAATGATATACAAAAACTTTTGTTACGTGCATTTAATCAAGAATGTGACGATTTAGTAAGCAAAGTAAAATATACTAATTTTGATACTTCACTTGATAGAATGAAAAAAAGTGCAGAAACCATTTCAAAACTTGGGACAGTTATGAGTATTTCTATAACAAAAGAATACCTTCAATTAAAGCAAGATGAACTTCAATTAGCTTTTGAATATCAACGTAAAAAACAGCAAGAAAAAGAAGAATTAAAAGCCGCAAGGGAAGAACAAAGAGAACAAGCAAAAGCTCAAAAAGAATTAGAAAAACGTCTACATGATATTGAAAAAGAACAAACACATTATCAAACAGCTTATGAAAAATTAAAAACACAAATTGCACAAAATCCCAATAATGCTGATTTACTCCAAAAACAAAAAGAATTAGAAAGTACACTTTCTGATATAGAAAAATCATTAAAAGATATTGATTACAGACAAGCTAATATGAGGGCAGGTTATGTTTACATTATTTCTAACATAGGCTCATTTGGTAAAGATGTTTATAAAATTGGTATGACAAGACGACTTGACCCTCAAGACCGTATTGATGAACTTGGTTCCGCATCTGTACCATTTAATTTTGATGTTCATGCAATGATATTTTCAGACGATGCACCTGCACTCGAAGCAGCACTTCATAGAGCATTTGAAGATAAAAAGGTAAATATGGTAAATCATAGACGTGAATTTTTTCACGTAACACTTGATGAAATCAAAGATGTTATCAAAAAAAATTTTGACAAAACAGTAGAATTTATTGATGTGCCAGATGCAGAACAATATCGTATTAGTGAAAGAATGAGAAAATGAAGCTGAACTTCTTAATGTTTATCGTTCCTTATCTCCTAGAGATAGACACAAACTTATGACTATAGCATATGAAATGCAAGATAAAGCTAAAACATAATAAAATGAAAGGGTGATTTATTTTGACTTTTATTAAATCTATATTATCTTTTTTTACAAAAGGTAATGAGCAACCTCAAAATCAAAATACAATATACTATGACAATAAGTCTACCAGTGATACAAGTAATTGGTCAAAATTTTATATAGATAATTTAGAATATATAAATCCTCTTAAAGAAAAGTTACTTTATTTTAGTATGAAAGCAAATGAAACGATAACTGATATTGATACTACAATTTCTGACTGTAAAGAAACAATTAAACTTTTCAATGATTTAAAAGATTATTGCTATAAAACGCAAGAAGGAATTATTTATTTTGAATATATGTGGGAACCTCGAAATCCTCATTCACATATAGAAACAGCTAAAAAGCGTTTACAAGACCTTACTGAAAATTATGATGAAAGGAAAAAATATTATGAAAAGCGTCAATATGTAAAAAACAATTTAAAAAACGATGTAATTACACTAATATCTAATAATGAAAACATATTACAAAAAGAGCTTTATACTCATTTTGATGTCGATTTGAAAGACAGTATAGCACGATTATTAAATAATATGGACAGAAAAGGAGAAATCAAACGTGTAAAGCACGGAAGCACTTATCAATTATCCATAAAATAATAAAGTCCCTAATGTTTACAACACACTAAGGACTTTAAACAAATATAAATGATGATACCACAAACCGCCTTGTTTTCGGAAAATAGAAAACAAACAGGAGGTTTTATTTATGGCAAAAGCGAAACAACTACCCAGCGGAACATGGCGTGTATTAGTTTATGATGGTAAAGACGCAAACGGCAAACGCATATACACTTCTTTTACTGCTCCTACAGAAAAAGAAGCGAATTTTATGGCATTAGACCATCAACTTCACCACAAAAACAAACAAAAAGTAGCAGAAATGACATTTGAAAAGGCATTACAACAATATACAGAAAACAGAAATGCTATACTTTCTCCTTCTACTATAAGAGAATACAAGCGTATGAGCAAGCATTTTTCTGAAAATTTACTAAAAACACCACTCAAAAAAATATCACAAGATATAGTACAAAAAGAAATCAATTTCTTTTCTAAAACGCTTTCTCCCAAAAGTGTCAAAAACATACATGGAGTGATTTCCGCTGTACTAAAAGAATATAATCCCACTATGACACTTTGTACAAAATTGCCACAAAAACAAAAAGTAGATGTTTATATCCCCTCTGAAAACGATATTGTACTACTTTTAAATGGTGCAAAACAGTATTACCCACAGCTTTTTATTCCTATATTACTCGCTTGTTATATCGGCTTACGCAGGAGCGAAATTTGTGCTTTAAAATGGAATGACATTGATTTCAAAAACAAAACCATCACAATCAAAAGTGCAAAAGTATTAAATGAATATACAGACTGGATTATAAAAAATCCAAAATCTTTTTCTGGAAATCGTACATTGATTATGTCTGATATGATAATAGAAATATTACAAAATTTTAAAAAAGAAAATAAAGCAAAAAAAGAGGATTTTGTAATATCTGTAAATCCTAGTATGATTACAAACAACTTTTCTCGTTTGCTTAAAAAAATAGAATTGCCACACTTTCGCTTTCACGATTTGCGACATTTTAATGCTTCTATTATGTTATCGTTAAACATTCCCGACAAATACGCTATGGAGCGTATGGGACACGCTACAAACACTATGTTAAAAACAGTGTATCAGCACACATTTACACAAAAACAAATAGAAGTTAGCAACACAATAAATCATTATATTGACACCATAATGCAACACGAAATGCAACACAAAAAAAATAGCCCTTGA